TGGTATTGGAGGAACATTTAAATGAGATGAAGTGCTGAAGGGATCTGCTCCCCCCATTCCAGTAAAAACAATTTGTCCATCATTGTCTCGTTCAGCAGATATATTTTCTTTTTCTGGAACTTTTAAATAACATACTGAAGAAATTTTACAATGTACATGATTGTGTACTGGAGCATATTCGTTTTCATATTGACTAACAATCCACGCTTCAGTAATTTGTGACATCCAATCTTTATGTGGACCACCAGGAACGGTTATATCTAAATGACTTTTAACATTTCCATTAGCCAAAATTGTTTCCATATAATTTCTAAGTTGCTGCATCAAATAAGGAAGAACGTCACACTCTTGAAGTTGTTCTTGTGTAATCTTCCAAAAAGGAACTTTTAACCAATTATATGTTGCTGTTTGCTTTTTAACAAACTCTTCATCATTGGGATCATGTTGATTGTCTTCTAAAATTTTATCACTTAACTTCAATATTTTTTTTGTAATATCATCGGGCATTTGTGTACTACATACTAATTGAGCCCAAGGAGCATCTACCTGCCAATTATCTCTAACATTCATTTTTTTCTCTTTTCAAAATTTCTGTTTCTATTTCCAAAATTTGAATATTATATTCTGCACGTTCAGAATATAATTCTACACGACTTCTCATTACTAAAAGTTCTTTTACATGATCTCTCAGGTCTTCTATAAGCCATGATCC